TCCAAGCGTGACGGCTTCCTGGCCGACGGCAACGCCGAGAAGGCCTCCGAGCTGCTCCGTGAGATCCGGGCCGAAGAGCGCAAGCTCATGCGCCTCGAAGCCGAGATGATCGCCGAGGAGAAGGCGGGTCGTGCCACCTCCCAGGCTTCCGAGGAGTCTCTGGTTGACGGCGTGGTTGCCACGCTGGAAAGCACCTATGAGGTGCTGCGCAATGGCTCCGACACCTACAACGAGCGCATGGTCGACCTCGTCGTTGCCGAACAGCAGCGCCTCATGGCCACCGGCCTGAGCCCGTCCAAGGCCCTGCTGAAGGCCGGCACCGACATCATGGAGTTGGTGGGTCAGAAGAAGACCACCGACGAAACCAAGGGTGAAGATCTGAAAGAGGTGCGACGCAAGGAAGCCCTGGCTAAGAACATCGACACGGCCAAGCGCCAGCCCGGTCAACTGAAGGATGTCGGTATGGACAGCAACGCCGCCGGGGCCAAGAGCGTGAACCTTGAGGTCGACAAGATGACCGACAAGGAGTTTGGCGCCCTGAGTGAAGAACAGTTGGCCAAGCTGCGGGGTGACTTTGTATGACCACACTCGCACCACACCAACAACGCGTCGTCGACGAGAAGACCGAGCTTGACGACCGCGCAGGCAAACTGAACGTCTTCATGGGAACCGAAGTGTTCAAGGGGCTACCTCTCGCTGAGCGCGGTCGCATGACGAGGCAGCTCAGCCTGATGCTCCAGCTGTCTATGGTTCTTGGCGAGCGCATCGCCGCATTCTGAGGAGAAAGTGATGAACTTCGGACAAGCACTCGAGGCCTTGAAGGCCGGCCATCGCGTTGCCCGTGAGGGTTGGAACGGCAAAGGGATGTTCGTGTTCCTCGTGCCAGGCTCCAATTTCAAGGTCAACCGGCCTCCGCTTCTCGGCATCTACCCGGAAGGTACGGAGATCAATTACCGCCCGCACATCGACCTGAAGGGTGCCGACGGCAGCGTGAGCACCTGGGCGCCTAGCGGTAGCGACGCCTTGGCCGAGGACTGGGAGATCCTCGAATGACCCTGCCCACCCAAGTCACCGCCGAGGCCCTGGCTGCCAAGATCGTCGATGTGCAGTACGTAGTCATGCCTAACGGTCGCACCACGATCTGCCAGCTGACAATGGAGAACGGCTTCACCGTCGGCGGCGAGTCCAGCTGTGCCAGCGTCAAGAAATTCAACGCCCAGATCGGTCGTGAGTACAGCTACAAGAGTGCGCTGGACAAGGCATGGGCCTTCGAGACGTATCTCCTGGCCGAGGATCGTCATCGTGAATCCCGCGGCGACACCAACACCCTGGAGACCCTGCAGCAAGAGGCCCGGTTGAAGCTGGTTCATGAACTGATGGAGATCCTTGGCACCGATGAGGCGGACCGCATCGTTGAGATCGTTCGCGATCTCAAGGGTCAATAAGTTCTCAACGCGAAAGGAAGGTGATCCTTGTCTGTTGTGGAGTCTGACGAAGTCTGATAGAGTCTTTTCGTCAGATTGACATTGGGTTTATCCCGATGACGTAGTGCAAACCCTGGCAGACGGTTTGTAGTCTGCCATTCCCCGCATCCTGAGCGGGCACCAACAGGACGCTTCGACCCCGTGACGGCCGCGATTCGCACTTTGCCAGCGACACAGGCAGACGCAGACACCGCGAGAGAGTGCCAGAGAGCAAAAGCTCGAAACGCGAATCAAGGCCAACACACACGGAGGTTGAAGCATGAGCTTTACCAACTTCGCGACCCTGACCAACGAACAGAAGACCACTTGGTCCAAGCAACTGTGGCGTCAGGCTCGCAACCAATCTTTCATCGGCAAGTTCCTGGGCACCGACGCCAACTCGCTCATCCAGCACATCACCGAGCTGAAGAAGTCCGAGAAGGGCGCCCGCGCCGTCATCACCCTGCTGACCGACCTCGAAGGTGACGGTGTCGCCGGTGATCGCACGCTGGAAGGCAACGAAGAGGCGATGAAGAGCTTCGATCAGGTCATCCAGCTTGATCAGCTTCGCCACGCCAACCGCCACGAAGGCCGCATGGCCGACCAGAAGTCCGTTGTGGAGTTCCGCTCCAACAGCCGCGACGCCCTGGCCTACTGGCTGTCCGACCGCATCGATCAGCTGGCCTTCCTGACCATGGCCGGCATGAGCTATGCCAACAAGAACTCCGGCGGCCTGCGTACCGGCTCCGACATGATCACCCTTGAGTTCGCCAAGGACGTGACCGCCCCGACCAGCAAGCGCCTGTTCACCTGGGACAAGGCTTCCATGTCCCTGATGGACCCGACACAGAAGACCAATCTGTCGGCGTCCTTCCTGGCCGCGGACACCCCGTGCTGGGAGCTGTTCGTGCAGCTCAAGGCCTACGCCAAGGACAACTACATTCGCGGCATCCGCGAAGATGGCGGCGAGGAAACCTTCCACGTCTTCCTGTCCCCGCAGGCCATGGCCAAGCTCAAACTTGACCCGACCTACCTGCTGAACCTGCGTCATGCGCAGCCCCGTGGTAAGGACAACCCGCTCTTCACCGGTTCCACCGTGAAGATCGACGACATCTACATCCACGAATTCCGCCATGTGCCGAACACCCGCACCTCCGTCTCCGGCAGCAAGTGGGGTAACACCGGCACCGTCAACGGCTGCCGCATGCTGTTCTGCGGCGCTCAGGCGATGGGTATGGCCGACATCGGCAACCCCGAGTGGGTCGAGAAGGGCTTCGACTACGAGAACCAGCAGGGCATCGCCACCGGCAAGATCCTCGGCTTCCTGAAGCCGAAGTTCTACACCCAATACTCCGGCAGCACCGTCGAAGACTTCGGCGTGATCGTTGTCGACGTGGCCCAGTAAGGAGGACCGCATGAAGAAGCAAGCTACCCGCGGGGCTCAGATCCCCCTGGCCGCCGAGTTCAACTTCGCCTTCAACGAGTTCGTCGTCGACAGCGTCGACAACACGAAGAAGACCCTCGGCTCCACCGTTGCCAACTCCACCGATCCCGGCGAGACCGGTCTGCTCGGCCCTGTCGCCAACACCGTGGTGTTTGACGCCATCCCCCTGCCGATCGGCGCTGTTGTGACCGGCGGTGAGGTGATCGTGGAAACGGCCTACGCCGGCTCCACCACAGCCACCCTGTCCGTGGGCGTGGCCGGTGCGACCACCGCCCTGGCCAACGCGGTCGACCTGAAGACTGCGGCGCGCACCGCGCTGACCCTGAGCAACACCTCCCAGCTGGTCGCCAACGACGGTAAGAACATTCGCCTCACCCTCGCCTACACCGTGGCCAACGCCACGGCTGGCAAGGTGCGAGTGCGGCTGAACTTCACCATCGACGGTCGCCAGGACCAAGCCCTGGGCCTGTAAGCCCTGACCCGCAGAGCCCTTCGGGGCTCTGCTCACATGGAGAAGTGATATGTCTGAGATCAACCTGCCCGAGTTCGTCCTGAACCGGAACCACACCCTTATCTCCCTCACCGGCAAGGCCATCCGTTTCGAGAAGGGCACGCCCCGTCCTGTGCCGCTCGACCTGATCAGAGAGGTTGTCGGTATCGGCGCCACCCGTGTCGAGGGTGACAACGGTGACGGCTTTGACGATGACGAAAAGCTCGTCCCTGGCGAGCCGACCGGCCCCGAACGCGACGCCCTCCTGATCGCCGCATTCGAGGAGCTGATCGCCAAGAACGACCCCAACGACTTCGGTGCCAACAACCGTCCGAAGGCCTCCGCTGTGAAGGAGGTGTCTGGTCTGAACGTCGACGCCAAAGAGCGCGACCGGATCTGGATGATCTACATGGCCAAGAAGTCCGCCGAGGACTGACCAATGCAGAACTCCCTCGAGCTGCTTGGTGCTTGGCGATCGACCATTGTCGACGACGCCGAGCCCTACCTCTGGACCGACGAGGAAGCGTATCGATATGCCGACTCGGCGTACCGGATGTTCGTCAGGCTGATCGGGGGGATCCACGACTTCACCAGTAGCGTTACGCTGGTCCCGGTCGTTGCCGGTGAAGCCCTGGCCACTGTGGATCGCTCGATCCTGCGCTTCGACAGCGCCCATCGAGTGTCCGACGGCCGGGACATCAGCATCCTGAACTGGACTGACCGCAACACCATGCGGAAGGACGACTACGGCTTCAGCAAGAACCTCTACACCGACGCTACCCCTGGTGAGGTCCGCTACATGGTGGTGGGGAACCAGACCGGGATCGTGAAGTGGGTGCAGGTTCCTGTGGTCGACGACGAGGTGCAGTTGCAGGTGTATCGCCTGCCTCTGGCTCGAATCACCGATGGCACCCACCCGCTGGACGAGGTCGACGAGGACCACCACATCCATTTGATCGAATGGATGAACCACTTGGCCTTCCTGAAGCGTGACAGCGAGTGTTACGACAAAGGCATGTCTGACGACGCGGCCAATCGCTTCCGTGCCTACTGCGCACAGTGCAAGGTGGAGGCGGATCGGTATCGATCCAAGGTCCACGTCACTCATTACGGAGGCATTTGAAGTGCCGGAGAAAGATCCAACAAATTGGAGTGCCGCGACCTGGGCACTCGCCCTCGGAATGGCGTTTGCGGGAGGCTTTGTGAACTGGTATGCCAAAGTGCGCGCAGGCCACACGCGCTCAGTCAACGTGGTCGAACTCATTGGCGAGATGGTTGTGTCCGGGGTCGTGGGACTGGGTAGCTACATGGCAGGTGACGGGCTTGGCCTACCGCCGAGCTTCTGTGCGGTCGCTGCTGGCGTGGGTGGCCACATGGGCGCCCGGTTGCTGTTCCTGGCCGAGCAGTGGGCCATCAAGCGGATTGAGGGAATCGGCAAGTGATCAACTCCCGCAAGCTCGAAGACCTTCGCCCGGATGTCCGTGTCCTGGCCATCAAGTTCATCGAAGAGGCCGCCAAGCAAGGCATCGACGTCCTGATCTACAGCACCCTGCGCGACAACGAGTCCCAGGCTGAACTGTTCGCCCAGGGGCGCACCAAGCCCGGCAAGGTGGTCACCAATGCCCGGCCCGGGCAGAGCTTCCACAACTACGGCGTGGCCTTCGACTGCGTTCCGGTCGTCAACGGCAAGGCCATGTGGGGCGACGACAACGCCTACGCCAAGCTGGGGCGCATCGGCGAGAGCCTGGGCCTCGAATGGGCGGGTCGCTGGACCGGGAAGCTCAAGGAGAAGGCTCACTTCCAGTTCACCGGCGGCAAGAGCCTTGCCGCCCTGCAGCGTGAAGCGGTGGGGGTGGCCTGATGGATTGGAAGAGCATCAGCGACGTCGTCGGCA